TTAAAAATCATCTGACGACCACGAGCGCGGGTATAGATAATCCCCGTGTACTCTTCGGTAATTACGTAGTTGGAGCCTTTGGTTACGTTAGCCGCAGCCGTATTGCCAGTGCCAGACCCTGAGCTCTGCATAGGGTACAACGTCATAGTCACCGCAGGTGTGGGAGAAGTATCCGACCCTGTAAACGTCAAGTCAGGAACAATACGCCATACATAACCAAAGTTGTGGCCGTCACCAATATCAAACTCAGAAGAAGAAATATTGGCAGTCAACGCAGTTTGCGTACCCAACACATAAGAATCTACGCCATCTTCATGCTGCACCAATTCGCTATCGTACGTAGCGGCAACAGGGCGGGGCAACAAGCCAGAGTCCAACCAAGCAGAACGTCCTAAGTTACCGTAATACCATACGTTTTCTACGTAGTTGTAGATCACATAGCGGTCGCTTGAAATTGCATCTGCCGAGCAGTAGAACCACCAGACTTCATTGAAGCCCTCATTGGTTCCCGCATAGACTTGTTGAGACTGCAAAATGTTGAAGTCGCTAAAAACATAACGGCGCAAGTCGCAGTTCAATGTTTGCACACGGCCATCGTATTTATAGAACTTGTCAATACCCATCCAGTACACCGCACCGGAAGCAATAACAGCGGCATTGGGGCCAACGATAGACACGTTGTCAGCAATTAGTTGGGCAGTCCAAACAAAGGGTGGGCCTACGTACTGCAATGAATAGAGAGATGAATCGGTAAACACCACAATCTCTTGGCGCGACTGAACGGCTGTAACGATGGATGAGCCGTGAGAGAGTTGCAAACTACCCGCTTGGTTGGTAGCTTGAGGTGTCCATGTGAACGGGTCTTCTTGGTCTGACCAGCGGATCAGCATGGGGTTTAAGGTAGTACTGCCATAGTCATTCGTGCCAAACACCAAAACAAAACGACTGGCATCCGAAACAATAAGAAAGTTTTGGAATAGTGGTGTGTCGTTATCCCCAGCGTCTGCCAAGTCAATGCCCCGTTGGGATATACGCTGAATGCCTGATTGGCCACCTGATGTAGTAATTGGTGTGCCGTTAATAGATGTGGACACATTGAATGTGCCACCTGTGGAGTTCACGACAAAATAGACCTGCCCCACAGTTAAACCAGTAGGCAAAGCGCCTGTCGATGTAAACGTGATCGTTGTGCCATCAGGAAACGAAAACCCAGCAGGCAGCGTAATAACACCGGGAGCTGCAATAGATATGGTGATCTGAATAGGCGAAAAACCTACGTTGGCGTTCCAGTAGTAGACGCCTTGCCCACGTGGCCCGTAGATTAGGTCTTCACCAAAGTTTTGCTGATTCCACAACTGCAAGGAAGTAGAGCTGCTCGATCCAATACCCCAAGTGCCGCCGCCCCATGTACCGCCGCCCCAGCCAATCAAAGGAATCTGATAAGACGGCCCAGTATTAGTTTCGTACTGCGTTACGACCGTACCGCCGCCGGGAGAGCCAGAAACGTCTGTAGCGTTTGCAGTAGCGGATACCGTAATGGAGTAAGTGTTGTTATTAATAAAGGTAATTTGGAATGTATTTGCAAGCACTGCCGCAGTGATGTTGCCACCAAGTCCTACGATACCCGCACCGCTATATGTAACAAAGTCACCCGCTACACAACCGTGATTTGCGTCAGTAACCGTAACAACCGAAGAACCTAAAGTGGCCGTGAACGGATTGGTTAGCGTGATTGTTTTACGGATGGGAGTGATGTCGTAGTACAGGCCCCCACTCATGATGTAGAACTTGAGGTTTGTGCCAACACCCACTAGGTTTAACGCCGCAAGGGTAATCCAGTTCCACAGAGAGCGACAAATTCCAAGGAATACGCCACCTGCAAACGGAGTCCAGCCGCCAATCTTTTCGGGATTGCCCTGACGAAAACGAATCTTGTCGCACTCATACCAGCCGCCTTCAGTGGTATAGCGCGTGTTCTCCCGGTTAACCCCGGGCTTGAACAAGAATTTTTGTAATGGCATGGGCTGTCCTATGAAAGAAACACAGCCCGCTCATCAATCCGACGGTTTTGCAGGCCTTTGAGTATTTTGCCACCAGCCATGCAGTACTTCAACAATTCTTCCGCAGCGCCTTCCATATCGCCCCGAAGAGCCTTCTGACGGAGGGTGCTTCGCTGTAGTGTGCCCAGACCAACATTAAAGCTAAAAGAAACAAGAGCATCGAACTGGCCTTGGGTAAGGGCAACGGGAACAAACTTTGCAACACCCCGTTCAAAGCGATCCAAGTCTGCACGTAGTATTCCATCTACCTCTTCCATTGAAAATTTGCGGTCATCCTCTGGACGCAGAGGAAAGCCATCGCGGTCGTCTATTTTGAGTTTGCCTTGCTCAGGATAAAGAACGTGGCCCACACCAATCGTCCAAAGCCGCGCCGGACAGCGGTATGGCTTTTGTCTCACACCCTCATGGTGTGAGATCATCTTGATGGCTTTGGGGCTGACGTTCATTTGCCAAAGGCACGGCCACCAAAATGGAATGCAATTATCGAGGCAAACAGAGTCTGGGTTTCGTTATCCCAAAGCTGCTCAGCCAAATTCTCAAAAGACACGCCAGAACTTATACCATGCCATGCAAGGGCAACATCTATCGCCACTAGCAAGAAAAAGAACCCGTAAGTAATAACGGGCCTTACTGAAGCTCTTAGGTTGCGCATCCATTGTGAGGTTCCCTCATTCAGGCTGGTATCGTGGGCGTAAATAGCTTGCATCTCTGCTTGCTGTGCGCCGATTAGAGCTTGTTTTTCTGACGATTTTGTTTCAATCTCAAGTTGTTCTGAGCGAATGTGTTCCACACGTTCTTGAGCTTCAAACCCTGCTTTACGCAGTTCTAGCTCACGTTGAATCTGCATTTGAGCCAAGGCAAGCTCATGCTTCTTGTCAGCGCGGTCTTGGAAAAAGTCCAGCAACTTGGGCAAGCCGCCCATCAGGAAAGAGACAATCGTGGAAAGTAAAGTAATCATTTTTTCTCACAAGTATGTTTAGCACGCTCTTCAAGAATGGCAATCTTCTGACGGTTGTACTGGATGTCGTCACGGTTCTTTTGAATTTCAGAAGCTAAATCTTGGCGTAATCTTTCACGCGCTAGTTCGGCACCTGTATTGACCGCCTGTTTGTTGTCAGACGTAACCACTAAGCTAATTTTGCTGTTCAGGATGGTAACCTCATGGCTCAAATTAGACAGCGCGTTCATAAGATATACAACGCAACTAAAAAGCAGCGGCAGAATGGCAAACGTGATCTTTTCAATCAACGCGCTTTTTGCGGATTCTTTTTGTTCGTCAGCCATCTAATTCACCCACCAAAGGCAACGACTGCCATTGGCGCTTCTGAAAACGAACCCTCAGCAACAACAGGTGGAGCTCCGCCGCCAAACGAGGCGCCAACAAATGCTAAAAGTATTCCACTCATATCACAGCCCCACAGTTAAAATTGCGATATCGTCGGCAACAAACACAATATTGATCAACGCCCGTGAAGGAATCTCAAAGAAATTCTTGTTCTTGGCCATAGCCGACCGGTAGTTGTTGGCCACCTTGGATTCCAATGTTGTGAACTTGTCCGTATTGTTGAACAACACAAGGATTTCGCCCTGTTTAAACACGTTGTCAGGCAGCGTCACAACCGTCAGAATATCTAGCCTGACGATCTTTCCAAGATGTTCTCTTGCTAAGTTCATGGCTTGGGATACTTTGCTTTAACCGCAGTAATCTTTGCAGCCATTGCCGTCATAGCATCCCCACCCTTCCACATTGCATCCAACTGGTCTGCAAGCGTAGGATACTCAGCCCGACGGCTTGCATAGTAATCAGGATTGTCAGCACGAACAATCTCAGACTTATCAATGGCGACAGTCTCCGTACCGTCGATACCTTCAATCTCGCGTGTCTTGGGTGTTAGGGCAGCCCAAGCAGCTTCTTTGGCATCAATCTCAGCCTTGACGCGAGTCTCCGAATCCGCAATATAAGTAGCCAGATCAGTGTTAGGCGGGACAAACGTCATCCAGTCATAGGTCTGACCGTTGTGCTCAACCTTCAAAATAGCGATGGCGCGGTCTTCACCTGCTACGCCAGACTGTAAACCTTCTAAGGAAATCATTTAACTGCCTCCAATCTAAAGTTTTTACCCGGATGTTGCCCCGTTACTGGCAAAATTTTGATGTCTTTAAAGCCAACCGACATACACAAATCCGCTAACGACTTAGGTGTGTAGCCCCACAGATGTGGAGACAAAGCACCCTTTTCCTGCGTCTCAGGCGTAATACGGTCTACGTGAGCGCCATAGATGCACATTGCCGTCATATGCTGATCTGCACCGTCTTGCTCTAAATAGTCTTTACACAGCCCAGCAAGGTCGGGCGTTTCCATCACCAGCATACCTCCATCCTTTAGCGTAGCCAGCCACTTCTCTAAAACTTTAGGAGCGCGATGCTGGGGGATATGCTCAATCACATGGCTGGCAAATATCTCGTCAGCGCACTGCTCTGGCAGGTCTAACTTCATGATGTCTTGCTTGATGTCGGCTGTATCGCTGTGCATATCAACGCCAAGGTAGCCGGGCAGACGATCACGCCCACAGCCCATATTGAACTTGATTGGTTGGCCTTCTTCTAACAGCTTGGCAATGACAGACTTATAACTACCTGTACCTTCAGGCAGACGATCAGCCCAGCGACGGTCAATGAACTCTTTGTCATCCAACGTCAAAGGACGGGTTGGCTTGATGTTTGTGTAATAGTTCTTCAGGTCTACGGATGGGTGCGCCGTGTACATACCGCTTGCCAAGTCCATGTGCAGGCATTGAACATCGGTGTTAACTAAGAGCTTTGTGCCGCGCTTGTGCAGGCGGTGGACAAAGAAGTTGTCTTCCCCAATGAAAGGAATCTCATCGTTGATGTTGTTGCCGATGCAGGTGAACGGCAGGTCAGGTTCTTCTTCTTTCATCTTCTTCAGCAATGAAATAGGAATCATCATCACATCCATGCCGGTTTGCCACGCCTCAATCAGTTGGCCGGGGTCTACGTTGGGGATGGTGATCCAGTCGCCATTGCGTATCATGATCATCGCGTCAGAGCATTTGATGTAGTACACACCAGTGACCACTGCGTCTGGGTTCTTTTCTGCTGTCTCATGCAGCACCTTAAAGCCATCATAGGGCAGGACGGTATCCTCACCAATGAACAGCATGTACTTAGCGCCAGAGTTCAGTGCTTGCTCAATCAAGTAGTTACGTGCAACGTCAACTTTCTCACCACCGATATGCACAAAGCCGTGGGAGAAACCCATCAGGTCAATGTGCAAGCCGTCATAGCCATCAAAATTCTGTGCTGCGGTTTCTTCCAAGTTACGGCGTGGTTGTGCAATCAAGACGTAGGGGGCAATCGTCTTTGATTCGTCGTAAATCTCTTGCATCGTGGCAATGATCTTGTCTCTGTTGTACACGGGTTCTCCTTGCAGTGGTGGTTAAAATTTATTGAAAAAAGGACTTAAAGCATAACCTACTTTTTGCTGTACGTTTGTGGAGATTTTTTGGCCTATGTCTGCATTAAATAAAACAAAATATATTTCACCATTAGGCAAAAGCACTCCGCCAGAATATGCTTGAGCAGATGTAAAAATTAATGAATAAGTAGAAACAACTCCAGCAGCAGATACTTTTTGACCCACAGACGCTTGGTGTGGAACAAAATGAATATCCCCATTCGGAGCAAGCACACCGCCTCTATATCGCAAAGTTGCTAACTGAGTATTTGCCAAAGAATAGGTAGAAACCACTCCCGCTGCTGATACTTTTTGACCAAAATTTGAACTGCTTGGGACAAAATGAATATCCCCATTAGGAGCCAAAACTCCGCCAAAGTAAGCTTGAGCTGTTGTGTAAGCTAATGAATATGTAGAAACTACACCTGCCGCTGATATTTTTTGACCCCTATTAGCAGCCTGAGGAACAAAATGAATGTCACCATTAGGAGCTAATACTCCTCCTGAATAAGCATTGCCAATTATATAAACTAGGGAGTAAGTGGATACAACTCCCGCCGAGGATACCTTTTGACCCCTATTAGCAGAATGCTGTATAAAATGAATGTCGCCGTTAGGCGCTAGTACGCCACCTTGATAAGCTTGAGCTGTTGTATAAACCAAAGAATAAGTAGAAACCACGCCTGCTGCTGATATTTTTTGTCCTACCGGAGCGCCATAAGGAACAAAATGTATATCACCGTTAGGGCTAAGAACACCTCCAGAATAAGCGCCAGTGGTCGTGTATATAAGTGAGTAAGTAGAAATCACCCCATTTATAGAATTTATTTTTTGCCCTCGATTGGCAAAATAATTAATAAAATGCACATCTCCATTAGGAGCTAAAACTCCGCCTTGATATGCTTGGGCTGCCGTATAAACCAAACTAAACGTACTTACAATCCCATTGGTACTGTTGTTAGCATACGGCACACCATTCACTACACCTGCATCTAGCTGCTTCTTCAGGTTTAGCCACGCTACTAAGTCAGTGCCTACTGAGCTATTGTCAGCCGTTGGTACAGTGCCTAGCGTGTTCTCTGATGGGAATGTAACGAATACAGTTTTAGTGCCAGCAGCAAAGTTGACAAGAGCATTGCTGTTACTTGATTCAAATGGTGAACGCGACAGCGTAGTACCAGACGCAGTGTATGTTCCGATACCTACTTCCCAGTTTGTTCCGTCAGTGATGCAGTAATACGTATCGTTGCCGTTACCAATAACTGAGAAATCTTGAAATCCAGCAACAGCCGCGCCCAGCGTGAACGTGCCAGTACCCGTCGTTGTGCTGGTTACTTTTACTCGGTCTTTAACGACATACGCCATGATGATCCTTAAAACTTATTGAGGTATGAACTAAGGCAGGTATCTAAGCCAAAGGGAATGGCAGGGCAGGTGGAGATTTTTTGACCTCGGTCGCCATTGGCATTAGGCACAAAATATATTTCTCCATTTAATGTTAGAACACCACCACCAGATGCGTTTGCTGCTGTATAAACCAAAGAGTAAGTAGAAACCACCCCAGAGGTTGATACTTTTTGCCCTCTGTCTGCATTGTGAGGAACAAAATAAATGTCTCCATTGGGAGCAAGTACCCCACCAAAATATGCTCCAGCAGACGTTACAATTAACGAGTATGTACTTACAACACCCGCCGCTGATATTTTTTGACCCCTTTCTGCATTTCGTGGAATAAAATGAATGTCACCATTAGGAGAAATGACACCACCCCGATAAGCAGTTGACCTTGTATAAGCTAAAGCGTATGTTGAAACTACACCCGCAGCAGAAACTTTTTGCCCTACGTCCGCACTTAAGGGAACAAAATAAATATCCCCATTAGGAGCTAAAACGCCACCGTGATATGCATTAGTTTTTGTAAAAACTAGGCTGTAAGTAGATACAACGCCAGCAGATGATATTTTTTGACCTCTATTTGCAGAATCAGGAACAAAATGTATATCACCATTGGGAGCTAAAACACCGCCTGAATAACCTCCTATTACTGTATAAACTAAACTGTATGTAGATACAACACCAGACGCAGATATTTTTTGCCCTATGCCTGAAAAAAAAGGAACAAAATGAATATCCCCATTAGGAGCTAAGACACCCCCGGAGTATGCGTTACTGCGAGTGTAAACTAAGCTATAAGTGGAAACTACTCCAGAAGAATTTATTTTTTGGCCTACTACACCACTGTAAGGAATAAAGTGAATATCACCGCTAGGAGATAAAACGCCACCCTCATAAGTGTCGAACCCCGTATAAACCAAACTAAACGTACTAACAATGCCACCCACACCATTGTTATTAAACGTCACACCACCGTTGACACTAGCCTGTATGTTCTTCTGGAAATTGTTAAACGCTACTTGATCTGTACCAATAGACGAGTTGTCCCCTGTGGGCGCTGTTCCTTGTGTATTGATAGCTGGCTGTGGCACAAAGACATTCTTAGTACCTGCGCCCCAATTAACTAACGCATCGCTGTTGCTGGACTCAAGCACCTGTGTACGGGCTAGGGTTGTACCGCTAGAGGTATACGTGCCAATGCCCACCTCCCAATCAGTACCGTTGGTGATCGTGTAGTACGTGGTGTTACCGTTACCTATGCTAGAGAAGTCCTGATAGCCAGCAGTAGCCGCGCCCAGTGTAAACGTACCTGTGCCTGTAGTGGTGCTGGTTACTAATATGCGATCACGGATAACGAATGTCATAATTAGAATTTATTAAGGAATGAACTCAGACATACGCCGAGACCTAATGGCTGACCGGGATTCGTGGAGATTTTTTGGCCTCGAACCCCTGAAACTGGAATAAAGTAAATGCTGCCATCAGGAGCTAGAACTCCTCCGGTATAAGCGGAAGTTGTTGTATAAACTAAAGAATAGGTTGAAACTACACCTGCCGCAGATATTTTTTGCCCACGGTTAGCGTTAACCGGAACAAAATGAATATCTCCGTTGGGCGCTAAAACACCACCAGAGTATGCGCCACTAACCGTATAAACCAATGAGTATGTACTAACAACGCCAGTTAAAGTGTTTATTTTTTGCCCTATGGCAGATTGTTGAGGAATAAAATGTATGTCACCATTTGGGGCAAGAACTCCACCATAGTATTGATTTGCATTTGTTGTATAAGCAAGCGAATAAGTTGATACTACTCCAGCCGCCGAAATTTTTTGTCCTCTGTTTGCAATACGAGGAATAAAATGTATGTCACCATTTGGCGCTAAAACACCACCAGAATAGGCATTGTTTGTTGTATAAACTAAAGAATACGTAGAAACAACACCTGCTGCGGATATTTTTTGACCCACTGGTGCGGTTTGAGGTACAAAATGAATGTCACCGTTTGGCGCTAAAACACCTCCCCAGTACGAATCATTTGTTGTATAAACTAAAGAGTATGTAGAAACTACACCTGCTATAGATATTTTTTGACCCACCTCACCACTAAAAGGAACAAAATGAATATCCCCATTGGGAGCTAATACGCCGCCAAGATATGCTTCTACAGCCGTGTATACCAATGAATAAGTTGAAACTACACCTGCTATAGATATTTTTTGACCTCTGTTTGCTCCATTAGGCACAAAATGAATGTCACCATTAGGGGCTAATACACCGCCTCGGTATGCACCACCATCTGTGTAAACCAATGAGTATGTACTCACCACCCCATTGGTACTATTATTCCCAAACAGCGCACCACCTGTTACACCACTTTGTAGCGCAGCTTGAAACGCAGACCAGCCTGATAGGTCAGTACCTATGCTGCTGTTATCACAGTTAGGCACACCACCTGCTGTAGCCGTTGATGGATAACCTACAATCACATCCTTAGTACCAGCGGCAAAGTTTACTAGCGCATCACCGTTGCTAGACTCAAAGACTTGTGTACGCGAGAGAGTCGTGCCAGAAGCCGTGTACGTCCCAATTCCAGTTTCCCAATTGGTTGCGTCAGAGATTACATAGTAAGTTTGCTGCCCGTCGCCAATGACCGAAAAGTCTTGAAAGCCCGCAGCCGCAGCGCCAAGCGTGACCGTACCCGTACCAGTCGTCGTGGTCGTGGTCTTAACTCGGTCTTTGAGAACTAATGCCATTCTTAGCTCACATTTCCAGTAACTACACAGGTCGTGCCAGTAACAAACAGGATGTTAGCCACACCGCGAGTTGCAACGCTAATTGTAGCCTTATCTGCGTCAGTTCCAGCAATATAGGCGTTTGTGATCGTCATCGTCATTGTAATAGAGCCACTTGTATTGTTGAAGATAATGATGGCATCCCCTGTGGCAAAGGTGGAGTTAGGAACTTCAATAGATCCGCCTGTGCCTACTTCAATGACCTTTCCCACGTCTGTCGTAGCTAATGTATAACTTGTCGTCTTAGCCGCTCCTGATTGCGGGATGTTTAGGTAGCCAAGGGAGAAAGTGCCAGAAGGAAAAGTAGCGTTAGTGGTTGCTGTCAGAGTTCTTGTGTAGGCAAAGTTACCAGAGCCTGTCACAGTCATAGCCGCATTGTTTGATACGCCCGTACCGCCATTGGTGGCTGGGAGCACACCAGATACGTCTGACGTCAAAACTACCGGGTTACTGACAATCTTCACAAAGTCAGAACCGTTCCACGCAACCAGTGCGCGAGTACCAGAGGAGATGGTGACGCCAGTCGTTGGGCCAGAGCCGCGAACAACAATAGACCCAGTACCCGCATTGATAACTACATAGGCTTTAGATTGCGCAGGGGCTGTAATGTTTCGAGTTGTAGCGCCGTTACTGGCTGTCCACAAGATGATTGCATTACGCGCTTGGTTGGCCGCACCGTTGGTCGTGGAAAGAGTTACATCCGCATCGGCTGAAAGCGTGGTCGTACCAGCAACCGCCGAATCAATTAAACCAGTGATGGAGTCATTGACCGTAGTGCCCCACGTACCTTGCAGGTCACCTGTGGTCGGCAGAGCCAGACCAAGGAGAGGAGAGAAATTGGTTACTGCCATATCGTTCCTTTAAATAGCCAGAATCCGCATTGCTTGCGCATAGGATTTTGATGCGGCGGTTGATGTTTGGAATGTAGGTGCTACACCCGTGCCGTTTGATGTAAGCAACTGACCTGCTGTACCATCATTAGTAGCGGCCTGTGGCCGCTACTAATGATGG